GTGACTAAATCTCAAGGGTTGAGAGGTTTACAGATGTATTTGAAAGCTTGTACTGCTCTTCTTCAGAATGCAGTTGCTGGTCGTAAATTACATGGTAGAGATTTTGGCGTAGCGGTGAGCGTTACTAAGACTGGATTCCCGAGGGTAATCCCGCCTGAGCACCGTCTCTATATCCGCGAAGGCCGTAAGGGCTTTTTTCGGTTATGGTTGACGTTTTTTATGTTATACCGAGTGGTAGACATAAAGGCTAAGGTTAGTGTGGATGCGTTGCTGGCACCATGGGATGGGTGCCCCAACGTGAGAGCGGAGTGGATGGAGTGGCTCCCAACCTTTAAAAGGCTTCTACTGAAGAGAAGCCGCGTCTGCCGCGAGTGGCATATTACCACTCCCGGCGTTGACGGTGAAGGTTTCTTTCGGGGAGCTCCCCTGAAACCCGTTTTCCGCCCACTAATGTCTTCTGGCCCCAACTCGACTATGGGTGCGCCGAGTATGGCCACTGTCTTTCATGACGCGATCTCTATAACGAAGCCTGACTTCAAAGAAGTCTTTTATGCTTATTGTGATGCGATCGGTGCCGGGAGTGTTTTCTCTCGGATCGTTCGAAACACCGCTATGAGACCTCGGGATGAATTGCAGTGGAGGGGAGAGGGAGCAGGGGAAGGATATAGCAGCATAGGCCGCTTATCGTTCAAATATGAACCCGGTAAGGTGCGTATCTTCGCCATACTCGACTTCTGGACTCAGACTGTGTTGCGAGGACTTCATGATACAGTTTTTAGTATCCTGAGGTCTCTTAATCGTGGGGAAGAGATCATAGACGGGACATTCGATCAGGTTTCTGCCTTTGATTATTGTAAGGCAGCTGGTCGCGTGTTTTGGTCATTTGATCTTTCTTCTGCTACGGATCGCTTCCCAGCTTGGGCTCAGTCGTCGTGTATTGAAGTGCTTTTCGGGGGTGGATTGGGTGCCGCGTGGGAAGAGCTCATGTGCGGGCGTGATTTTCACGTTCCGTGCATTCGGCCAGGGCGGGCAGTCGGGAAGTTTTCCGACTTTTTGACCCAGGATTACAAAGTATTCCTGGGGTCCGTCCCGGTGAAGCGGCTACGCTATGCCGTGGGCCAGCCCATGGGGGCTCATTCCTCCTGGGGAGTATTCGCCTTATCTCACCACGCTCTAGTACAATGGGCTGCGAATCGTTGCGGATACAAAGAGTGGTTTGTGGAGTACGTACTGTTGGGAGACGACGTGGTTATATTTAACCGTGACGTCGCTCACGAGTACCGCAGACTAGTTCGTCGGATGGGAGTAGTGATCTCTCCCGCCAAGTCGCT